TCCAAGTCCTCTGAGGCTGCAAAGGCAAAGATTCAGGCTTATAAGGACTTCCTTTTGGAACGTGCAGCCCTGAAGGAGCAGATCGATGCCGATTGCGCAGATCACGGAATCCTCTAATATGGGAGGCTCATCCCTCTTAATTGGGGGATGGGCTACCCTATCTGTTAAACCGAGTTTAGAACTTAAAAGAAAATATATATTCCGATGATTATCCATTACTATACAGATGGCGATATCCCTGAGATCAAGATGTCAGGGAGAAGTATTATCAGTAAGACAGATCGATTGGTGAGCCTCGAAGTTCAGGAAACGGAGAACTCCTACCGATACAGAGCCATCATGTCTAAGCCTCAGTTGGTTCTCAGATTCTCGCTCCCAGCATTCATCGAGATCCCAGTTGGTGCATGGGTTGAGTATATGGGTCAGACATTCACCCTGAATGATCCTGAGAATATAAAGAAGCAGGGAACTCGGAATATCGAATATACCATGACGATGGGAACCGATGAGGATCTTATGGGACTCTATAAGATGCGTAACTCGGTGGATCATCGCCTGAGATATTCCATGTGCGCCACTCCGAGGGAGTTCATTCAGGAGATCGTGGCGAATCTCAATGAGCGGAGCGGTGGCGGATGGAGTGTCGGAACTTGCATCGAATCGACTGAAAAGACCATCGAATTCAATCATTCATATATCGATGATGCCATCCAATCGGTGGCAGAGACCTTCGAGACGGAATGGGAGATCGTTGGTAAGGTGATCTCATTGAGGAAGGTCGAGTATTTCAAGAATGATCCACTCCCCCTATCCTATGGTAAGGGGAATGGATTCGTGCCAGGTGTAGGAAGATCCTCTCAGTCTGATGAGAAGCCCGTAAAGAGGCTTTATGTTCAGGGAGGTGACAGAAATATAGACCGCTCGAAATATGGATCAAAGGAGCTCCTTCTGCCAAAGAATCAGACTCTCACCTATCAGGATCGTATCTATAAGACGGATAATGATGGCTATTATATTGAGCGTATTGATGAGATCTCGGATGCCGTGAAGGAGGATTCGCTTGATCTTTCGGAGATCTATCCATCGAGGATCGGATCAGTATCAGGAGTGGTGGAGGTCGATGCGGAGAAGAATTACTATGATATCATCGATGCCTCGATCCCGAATACCCTCAATTATGAGAATTATCTGATAGAGGGTGAGACCATGACCATCATATTCCAATCGGGAATGCTTGCGGGTGATGGGAAGGAATTCGAGGTTAGATATTTCCATGAGCAGAAAACCATTCAGAATCCTGATGGAACCACCACCATCAAGGCGGCTCGGAGATTCGAGATCGTTCCTCAGGAGATCGATGGTGTCATCATGCCGAATAATACCTTCAAGCCAGCAGTAGGTGATACCTATGCCGTGTTCGGATGCTCTCTGCCCGATGAGTATGTCTGCGATAATGTGAATCAGGTCGGAGCATCATGGGATATGTTCAGGGAGGGAGCCCGATATCTCTATGAGCATGAGGAACAGAAGTTCACCTTCACGGGAACCCTGCAAGGTCTTTGGGCGAAGCAGAATTGGGCTAACGTAGGCGGGCATCTGAAGGTCGGAGCATATATCCTTTTCTCTGATGAGCAGTTCGCCCCTGAGGGGAAATCAATCCGTATCACGGGAATCAAGGATTTCCTCACCTCTCCATATACCCCTACCATTGAGATATCAAGCTCCGTATCGGGAGTAACCGCTTCCTCAAAGATGAAGAAGATCGATGCCATCGATGTGGAGATAGAGGATGTGGAGAAATCGATCCTGAGCTTCACCAAGCGCAGATTCCGTGATGCCAAGGAGACCATCGGGATGCTGAATGCGCTCATAGAGGCTGGATTCGATAATTTCACCAATGGGATCAATCCAATCACGGTTCAGACCATGTCAATGCTGGTGGGTGATGAATCCCTTCAGTTCAGGTTCGTGAACAGAAAGACGGATCCAATAGTCGAGGTTCCTGCCTATGTGAGCTATAATCAGAATACGAAGCAGCTAACCATCCCTCAGGGGATCGTTCAGCATATGACCCTCGGAATCGATACGGTCAAGGCTTCCCATGATCCATCGGAGTATAAGTTTTGGGATGTGGCAGCGTTCACCTCAGGCAGACTTCAGGATGGAACGAAGAAATATTATCTGTATATCAGGGCTAATCGTGCCGATACGGATGCCGTTTTCTATCTCTCTGAGACCGCTCATAAGCTCACGGAGGGAGATACTTACTATTGGCTCCTGATGGGAGTCCTGAACTCCGAATATGATGGTGAGAGATCATACGCATCTCTGTATGGCTTCACCGAGGTATTGCCAGGTCGGGTAACCACTCAGAAGATCGTGTCACCTGATGGAAAGACATACTTTGACCTTGTATTGGGAGAGATAGGAGGAAATATCAGGATCAAGGCAGGATCTTCAGGATTGGAGAATCTTGCGGAATGGGCTCAGTTGGCTCAGGATCTTGCGGATATGAACGAGGCTATCGGAGTCACTGCGGGGGCGGTTGATGATCTCGGTGATTATGTTGATGGAGCCTTTGCGGATGGTATCATCACGGAGGCGGAGGCTATCGCCATTCAGAAATATATCAATACGGTCAATAATTCCAAGAATGGAATCCTTGCGACTTATACGACCCTCTATGCGAATGCCTATCTGTCAGGAGACCCAAAGACGAATCTTCTGAATGCGAAGGTTACTCTCATGGGATCAATCGATGATCTGCTGACCTCCATCAATACGGCTATCGCTGACGGAAAGACCACCCAAGCGGAGAAGGCTGATGTAGATACAAAATTCGCTCTTTTCAATTCGGCTCTGTCTGATTTCAATACTGCGGTGGAGAATGCGAATAAGGCTATTCAGGATGCGCTGAAGGCTGCAACCGATTTGGTGGCTGCTGATTTGGTGGTGGCTAATGGAAAGATCCAAGCCAACGCATCATCCATCGATACGGTCAATAATACCATCAATACTGCTGGATGGATCACCAAGGGTGATGGTAATACATGGTGGGCAAAGAAGGAGCTGGAGGATGGAAATGAGATCATCTCATATATCAATCAGACCGCCACTACCACCACCATTGCATCTGATAAGATCAATTTGGTGGGAGCAGTCACTTTCTCAATGTTCAGCTCGGAATTGCAGGGTACGATTAACGGGAAAGCCAATAGTTCTGATCTCGGAAGTTTGGCTTCGCTGAATTCTATCGCATGGAGCAATCTAGCATCAGCCCTTCAAACAACCATATCGGGAAAGGCGAATACTTCAGATTTGGGAGATCTCGCATCACTTGATTCTGTCGCTTGGTCTGATTTGGCTCAGGCGGTGAAGAATACGATCAATGCCAAGGCGAATTCAGATTCCCTCGGATCCCTTGCGTTCCTGAGTAGTGTTTCAGCATCAGAGCTTGCAACCGCATTGAAGAATACCATCAACGGGAAGGCGAATAGCTCTGATTTAGGCTCGATGGCAGGGAAAAGCTCTGTATCATGGAGTGATCTCGCTACTGCACTGCAATCGACCATCAATTCAAAGATCGAGGCATCATACCTCGATAATGATATCATCACATTCTCCCGCCTCGGATCTACCATCGTGGAGGGAGGATATATCAAGACATCGCTATTGAATGTGATTAAGATAGCTGCCGTTGAGGGAACCATCGCAGGATTGAAGATCTCGGATAGCTCAATTGTATCGACTTCGGGAGCCTATGATGGCGGATCTCAGGCTTCAGCCCTGAATAGTACGCAGTTCCATCTGTATGCAAAGGGCAATAGTAATGCTTATCTCGGATATAGCGGATCGAATGTGAGGGCTGAGATTGGTCTGAACACCTATAACGGATCATCATCGCAGAAGATCATGTGTGACCTGAGAGATACGGCATCTGCTGCATATACCTATACGAAGATTGGTCTCTATGTGGATATCTATGATACCTACAATGCTAAGGAACTCGAATACAATTCAAGTATCACCACCAATATAGGAGCTACCGCCATATATATCAATCGGGGTCATGTAACGGGGCTTAAAAGGCATTTGCGCCATATCAGCGGTAATAGTACCGCCTACATGACAAAGGATGATTCCTTGGTGCATTTCCATAATACATCCGAGATAACGGCTTATCTGCCTACTGGATGCGAGGATGGGCAGGAGATTTGGGTTATGCCTTGGAATACTACCGTGAAGGTCAAGACTTATAGCGGGCAATATATCCATCGTGGAGGAAATAATGACGAGACCGAGGTGAGTTGCACGGGTTCTCAATATCATATATTCATATATTGCGCCTATAATGGCAGATGGGTCTTTGGATATTTAAGTGAATAATATAACTCTAAAATTGTAAGATTATGAAGGTAAATTTTAATGTGAATGCGCTCGATTTCAATGGAAAGGAAATCAAGCTGAATGGTAAGGAAGTGAATATGTCTGATGAGATTCAGAAGATCATGTTCTTTGCTGGTAACAATGGAGGTCGGCAGCTCAATAATGATGAGAAGTATCTTGCCTATAAGATCGGTAAGAAATTGGCTCAGGGGGCTGATGAATTCTCTGCCGAGGAACTTGCATTCATCAAGGAGCAGTCATCTCTCACCCTCGCTGCTGGAATGTATGGATTCCTTGTGGATCTGATCGAGAATGGAAACAAATAATGTCTAACTCTTTAAAAATTGTGTATCATGACTATCGAATCATCAAACACCACTGGTATCTCAACCGTTCAGGGTTTCACCATCCGTTACAATATTCAGAAGGATCGTGACGGGAACCCAATCTCTGCAACCGCCAATATCTATGACGGGACAAATATCGTTGGTACTGCAAACTGCAATGCCAATGGTGAGTTCGGAATATCCATCACCGAGAGGGCTGGTATGTCTGCATCCGTAAGAGCCGCAGTCGTGGATCAGGTTCTTTCTGATTTCACGGAGACATTCACTCCTGCCAACTCGGAGGGATAGGAAATAATCAACTGAGTTTCTTTGCCATCCTTTTCCTGATATATGGGAATTGGATGGCTTTTTGTCATAAATTAATGAAAATGAGGGTATTTTATAATTTTTAGCATAATTTATGGTGCTTATTAGGCACTTTTTGCTTATCTTTGTGCCAAATTTAAGAGCCACATGATGAGTAACATCTATAATTATTGGAAGATTGCCTTTGCAGCCATCGGGGGATGGCTCGGATGGGCTATCGCAGAATTCCGTCCTACATTCCCCCTGATCGTTGTCATGATAGCCTTCATCCTATATGATGCATGGACTGCCTATCAGCTTGACAAGAGGGTTAAGAAGGCTTATCCGAATAAGGCTAAGAGACCATCGAGATTCACTTCCTTTGCCTTTGGTAAGGTGGTCAGGAAGACGATCCCTGAGAGATTGGTTCTGATCCTGCTTGGATTCATGGCGGAGCATTGGGTATTCATCCATATTGAGATACCATTGAGCTACATCGTGACGGGGGTTATCCTATTCGAGCAGATTTGGTCGGCACTTGAAAACAACTCATCATGTCGGAGCGATACCGATTCCCGTTTTTGGAAGATCCTACAGAAGATCATGATCGATAAGACTGAGAGACATTTCGATGTATCGCTTCAAGATCTGAAGGCTAAGGATGAAGAATAACCATATAAAGAAAGGAGAAGAATATGGCTGATATCGGCAAGATAATCCCGTTCATCCTCCATTTCGAGGCAGGGGTGAATAAGAAATATCTCGGACTTCCTAATGAGCAGATATTCGAGATTGCGAAAAAGACGGGGTTCGCCAACGATCCCGTTGATGCTGGCGGAGCCACCATGTGCGGTGTAACCCTGAACACCTTCAAGGCATATTGCAGGAAGAATGGATTCACGGATTCATCTATCAGGGCTTTGAGGAATATGAAATATGAAACGTGGCTCGATATCATCAAGACCTTATTTTGGGATAAATGGAAAGCCGATGAGATCAAGGATCAGTCGGTAGCCAATGCCGTTGTCGATTGGAGCTGGGTATCGGGTAGATATGGCATAACCATCCCTCAGAGGATCCTCGGAGTCGCTCAGGATGGTATCGTGGGTAAAAAGACCATTGCAGCCATCAATGCCAAGGATCCGAAGGAGATCTTCGATGCGGTTCAGAAAGCCCGCCTCGTATATACCGATGATATCATCCGATCATCGATCAGGCGGTATGAGAATAGGATCGGCAGAACCGCATCCCCTCAGGAACGTAAGAAATATACCAATCTCAAATATGAGAACGGATGGAAGCGCAGGATCAATAGTATCATATATGGAGGATTCATCTATGACTAATCGGAAATTTCTTTTCACGGCGATTTATAATAGGTATGTTGGTATGCTGGGTGGCGCACTGATTATGCTTTCTTTTCTGTCAGGATGCGCCACTCAGCGGGGAGCAGGATCCACCACCACCACGACCATCGAGAAGGATTCATCCGATGTGAAGGTGGAGATTCGCACGGAATATATCACCGATACCTTATATATCGAGATCCCTGCTCAGAAATCGGAGCGAACCACTCAGGATAGTACCTCCCATTTGGAGACCGATTATGCCGTGTCAGATGCGAGGATCAATCCTGATGGATCACTATCCCACTCCCTCGAAAACAAGGCTCAGAAGAAGCCAGCGGAGTTTCAGAAGCCCATCGAGCATAAGGATAGCATCCGTACCATATATAAATATAGATATAAGGATAAGAAGGTGGAGGTTCCCGTTTATGTAGAGAAGGATCTGTCATGGTGGCAGTCCACCTCGATCAAGTTCTTCCCCTATGCCCTCGCCCTCATTCTCGGAATGGCGGGGTGGATCTTCAGAAAACCGCTAATCAAGATAATAAAAACATTAATTTGAGCAACAATCTTTAATATCCATAGACCTTTGAGAGGGGGAATCGTGAGATTTTCCCTCTTTTTCTTGGAAGTTTCACGGAAAATACCTATCTTTGCCCCTGCGTTGAAATTATAATCCCTGAGAGCGAAGAGTTCCGAAAGACCTTGGTAGCCTCAGGGATATTTTCAAAATTGTTACTATTTTGTTACCCGTCACGCTCTTAGAGCCTCTGAAATCCTGATAAAATCAGGTGATCCAAGAATCCTCAGAACTTTCTGCGTGGGAAAGTAGAATACCATTTTGAGGCTTTTCTAAGAGATTTCTAAGATAGCATTCGGATGGCATCTAAGAGCACGGAAATAGCCGTAAATAAAGGATTTTCCGAATTGCTAATAATTCATAAAACTTTGGTTTGATATGCTGAGGATATGCCAATAATGTGTTATCTTTGCGTTACCATTTTGTTACCCAAGATGGAAAAAGTAACAGAAGTAACAAATTTCAGCGCATTATGGCAACAGAGAAAACTATCAAGGAGCCTATCAGGATCAGGCAGAAGGAGCTGGCGAATGGGAATATCAGCCTCTATCTCGATATCTATATTGGAGGTAAGAGGAAATATGAATTCCTGAAGCTCTATCTCATCCCCGAAAAGACAAGGGAGGATAAGGAAAAGAACCGACAAACCATGCAGCTCGCAAACTCCATCAAGTCAAAGAGGATCGTGGAGTATCAGAACGGGGAATTCGGGTTCAAGTCGAATTATAAGCTCGATACCCTATTCTTTGATTATTATAGGGCGATGTGCGAGAAAAGGCACGGGAATCCTGAGAGTCGGGGAAATTGGGGGAATTGGTATTCATGCCTCCATCATCTGATGAAGTATGAGAAGAATAAGAGGATCACCTTTGAGGACATCACCCCTGAGTGGGTGCAGGGCTTCAGGGATTATCTCGACAAAGATGCGGTGGCTTGGAGCCATGACTATCGCAAGAGGATCAAGGATAAACCCCTCGCCCGAAATTCAAAGCTCAGTTATTTCAATAAGCTCCGTGCCTGCCTGAATCAGGCTTTCGAGGATCGGATCATCCCAGTTAATCCATGCAGGGGTGTGGAGCGTTTCAGACCTGAGGAAGGAATCCGAATGTATCTCACCATCGATGAGGTAAGGCTATTGGCTCAGACGGATTGCGAATATCCGAGGATCAAGGATGCGTTCCTTTTCTCATGTATGACGGGGCTCAGGCGGAGCGATATCCTGAGGCTCACATGGGGCGATATCCATAAGCAGGGCGATTTCACCCGAATTATCTTCAGGCAGAAGAAAACCGAAGGGCAGGAATATCTCGATATCACCCCTCAGGCAGCGCAGCTCATGGGCGATCCGAAGGGGATCAATGATCCCATCTTTGAGGATATCCACTCCCCTTCATGCACCAATAAGGCGGTTCAGGAGTGGGTCTTGAACGCAGGGATCCATAAGAAGATATCATTCCATTGCGCCCGCCATACCTTTGCGACCATGATGCTCGATCTCGGAACGGATATCTATACCGTCTCGAAGCTGCTGGGACATCGTGATCTATCAACCACTCAGATCTATGTGAAGGTACTCGATAAGAATAAGCAGAAAGCCGTATCGAATATCCCCGATATCCTCTCAGGCTTCAAGAAATCCCCTGAGACTGCGGATCAGGATTCGGATGATAAACTATAAGGGTGAGATCATTTTCGTGCGCTCACGAAAAAGATAGGGGGCTCTATGCGGGCTCCCCATCCTTTTTCTCATTCCTGAAGATCTCTCCCCTGCCAGTCATGATCCAATGGGCTGAGATATTGCATACCTCTATGAGGGGCACGATCCATCCGACCTGAAAGAATCCCTTGCTCGGATCCTTCCTCTGAGTATAGAAATGCGCCTTGTCTATTCCCTGAACCTTGCAGAATTCAGTCACAGATCCGATAAGCTTCATCTTTTGGCAGATCTCGAATGCCTGAAAGAATCTCTCCATCACTCTCAGGGAATTATCTGAATATACCCTCGGTTTGCTCATGATTCATCCTGATTATGCATCTGTTCGATCAATCCAGCTACGAAATACCCGATGAAGATCCCGATACACCCTCCGATAATGACGGGGAAGATAGTCGGGCTATTGCTCTCTGATACCCAATAAGCACCGATCCCGATGCCTATCATTGCGAATGCCAGTGCGTATGAATGCTTTCTCATAAAACCTCGGATTTGAGCCAAAGGGCGGTATCATAAAGGAATTCGATATCATCCGTTGGCAGATTATTGACTTTCATTCTATCTATCTCCTTGCCGATTTGCAGGATAAGCTCATCGGCTTTCTCATTCAGCAGATCCTCTTTCCTGATGACCGATTTCATGAGATCGATCAGGAAAAAGGAAAGATCCTTCGTCCTATCCATATATTATATTATTTATTATTCATATTCTCTATTATAGATAATAGTCTGTCGATCTGTTCCTGAGATTTCTGCACCACCATTCTCTGAGCTGCGATCTCATCAATCGCCTTATCGAGGGTGGTTGGGTTGTTGATATGGTTCCCGTTCCCGATCACCTGAGTATTATTGTCCCCGCCAAGCGGATCCCTATCATGCGGGATCTCTGACGGGGATTCTTGTTCTCCACCGAACATCTCTCCTTCACCGAAAATGAGCCATGTCTTGTTCACTTGGGGATAGCTGGCAAGGATTAGAGCAAGACCCTTAGAGCCAATCCCATTCCTGATGCTATTCAAATATCCATTCGAGAGACCGCAATTCCTCTCGAACTCGGATTTTGAAATCCCCAAAGCATCAATCAGTTGCAACAATCTTTCCTTTGTTTCCATAACCTTTTATTAAAAAAACTTAATTTAGAGCAGAAATCTAATATTTTTGTTGTTACTCTAAGATATTTGTTCTAATTTTGCAGCACAATACTTAAAGTTATTGAGCCAACAAATAAGAATTTGGCTGCAAATATATAAAATTAGTGCTTAATAAGCGAATATTTAATTGTAAAAAGTGTGAATATGGCAAAAAAAACTTTCCAACAACTCTACGAGGATGAGAAGCAGAAGCCCACCGCAGCCCAGCTTTTCATCTCTAAGGTGGCAGAGATCACACATCGTCAGGAGACTACGGTTCGGATGTGGCTCTCAGGCAGACAGACCCCCGATGAGCTCGCAAAGAGTATCATCGCCAAGGAATTCAATGTGAGTGTAAATGATCTATTCCCTAAAATGGCATTGTCATGAAGAAAGAAGTTATCTTTATTATCAGGTTCGTGATCCTGAATTTCCTATTTATGGTAGGGGTTATCGGGATCTTCGGTGTTCCATCGGATGAATTATCGATCGTAGGATGGATCCTTGCTCTGATCCTCTCTAAGATCATCGGTTTCGGATCGATCATACTGATGATATATCTCGGTGATAAATGGCTGGGTAGATTCTTTGAGATCATGGAGGATTTGAAATGAGTATAGAAGAAAGATTGATCCGTATCGAGAGGATGGTTCTAATAGGCTCTAAGAATGTACTCGATACATCGGAGGTGGCAATGATGCTCAATCTATCTGAGAGCAGGATCCGCCATCTTGTATCTGAGAAGAATATCCCTCACTACAAGCAGGGATCGAAGACCTTCTTCAGGAAGTCGGAGATCGAGGAATGGCAATGCTCTAATAGGATCCCGACAAACAAGGAGATAGATTCTATCGCTGATACATATTTAGTGTTAAACAAATAATTTCAACGCATTATGAGAAATTTGGTATTAAGAAAGATGCACCTTGTGAATTTCAAGGGTGCAGCAGATGTCACCATCGATTTCAAGGATGGAATGACCTCAATCTATGGAATGAACGGAACGGGAAAGACCACCGTATTCGATGCATTCACTTGGCTCCTTTTCGGAAAGGACTCGAAGGATCGTAAGAAGTTTGATCTCAAAACCTATGATTCAAAGGGAAAGATCATCCCTCAGATCCCGCACGAGGTATCTGCAATCCTCATCCTGAATGGTCAGGAAATCAACCTCTGTCGCAGATTCACCGAGAAATGGGTGAAGCCGAAGGGTAAGGCTGAGAAGCGTTTCGATGGTAATGAGGAAGAAAGGTTCTATAACGATGTTCCATGCAACCTGAAGGAATGGAATGAGAAGATCGGAGCCATATGTTCGGAGGAAACATTCAAGTTCATCACCTCTCCCACCTATTTCACTTCCCAGCATCCCGATACTCAGAGGGCTATGCTTTTCCGTATGGCTGGCTATATATCGGATGAGGATATAGCCAAGGGTAATGAGGATTTCGAGGATCTTCTGCGTAACCTGACGGGAAAGACGATGGAGGAATACAAGAAGGAAATTCGAACCAAGAAAGCCCGTATCAAGGCGGAGTATGAGGGTATTCCTGAGCGAATCGATGAGAGAAAGCGTGACATTCCTCAGGTGGAGGATTGGGATGCCTTGGAGAAATCCATCAAGTCGGATCAGGAACAGATTGCGGAGATCGATGCCCTGATTACCGATAAGGTCAAGGCTGCAAATGCCGCCAATGATGAACGTCTGAAGGTGGTTAATCAGCTCAATGAGATCAAGATCAAGAAGAATGATCGTATATCTGCCATCAGGCTTGAAGCCATGAAGGGTTATAACGATGATATGGCGAAGCAGAGGGAGATCATGGATAAGATCCGCAATGCCGAGTCCATGCGTAAATCCCTGAATGCTCAGATGGATGCCGATAATCAGGAACTCGGTCGATTGAAGAAGCAGAGGGAGGATCTTCTTGGAAAATACAATGAAATAAAGCATCGTCAGATCCACTTCGATGAGAATGATTTCATCTGCCCAACCTGCAAGCGCAGATTCGAGATCGATGAGATCGAGGCAAAGCAGGATGAGATGAAGAAGAATTTCAACGAGAAGAATGCGAAGGATTTGGAGGTTAACATCTCTCAGGGGAAGTCCATCAAGCAGCAGATCGAGCTCACCGAGAAGCGGATATCGGACAATCAGGCTAAGATCGATGAGATGGTAAAGACCATCGAGACCATCAAGGCTGATCCTCTATTCTCAAAGGAGCTGACCCAGCCCGATATCAATCCGATCATCGAGGCTGATAAGGAATATCAGGATCTGATCGCAAAGGAGAAGGAGCTGCAATCCATCGTTGATGCACCCGTTACCAAGACTGATGATTCGGAGCTCATTGCTCAGAAGAAGGCTCTGTCTGAGGATATCGATGCCCTGAAATCCCGCCTCTCAAAGAAGGATCTGATCGAGAAGAATGAAGCCCGTATCAAGGAATTGGAGACCCAATACAAGAATCAGACCGAGGAATATGCCGCATTGGAGGGTATCGAGTTCACCATCCAGCAGTTCGGAAAGGCTAAGGTGGATGCAGTCGAGAGCCGAATCAACGGGCTTTTCTCGATGGTGAGATTCAAGATGTTCGATCTTCAGGTCAATGGTGATGAGGTTGAGACCTGCGAGGCTACGGTTAACGGAGTCCCCTATTCAGTCCTGAATGATGCACGGAGGATCAATGCGGGAATCGATATCATCAACGCTATATGCAGGCATGAGGGGATGACTGCCCCCATCTTCATCGATAATGCAGAGTCGGTGAATCAGATCATCCCATCGGATTCTCAGATCATCCGATTGGTGGTGACAGATACGGATAATACCCTCAGGGTAGAGTAAATCATATTATTAACAATTAAATTTCAACGTACAATTATGGCAAACGAAATTACAAAGGCTCAGGAGAAACCTATCGATCTGATGAAATCTTTCATCAATGCTCCATCTGTTCAGGCTCAATTCAAGAATGCCCTCGGAGATCATAAGGATGCTTTCGTGGCATCGCTCATCGATCTCTTTACGGGAGATAAGCAGCTTCAGAAATGCAAGCCATCGCTTGTGATCGCTGAAGCACTCAGGGCTGCAACCCTGAAGCTCCCTCTCAACAAGGCTCTCGGATTCGCATATATCATCGTTTTCAATAACTCTCAGAAGAATGAAAAAGGGGAATGGGAGAAGGTTCCAACCCCGACATTCGTACCTGGCTATAAGGGTTATATCCAGCTCGCAATGCGCACGGGTCAGTATCGCACCATCAATGCGGATTATGTCTATGATGGAGAGATCCGTAAGGTATCGAAGCTCACGGGTGAGATCGCTTTCGATGGGGAGAAGAAATCAGATAAGATCGTTGGATATTTCTGCTATTTCGAGCTGCTGAACGGCTTCAATAAGACCCTCTATGTCAGCATCGAGGATATGGCGGACTATGCCCTGAGATATTCACCATCGTTCAGGGGTAAGGATAAGCCCTCCAAGGCATCACTCATCAAGGATGCCCAGTCGGGAAAGGTTTCTACCGAGGTAGGATGGAAGGGTAACTTCAATGATATGGCTCTGAAGACCGTCATCCGCAGACTTCTCTCGAAAT